ACTTCAGACGGCGCGATGTCGGAGCCGTCCCACACAAACTCGTCCCAGGTCCAGTCGTCCCAGTAGCTGGCGCGCAAATCGTTTGTGTTAGAAGAGTCGCTGTCTTGCGTAAAATACGTGCTTCGGTATCCCAAATCATACCCGAATTGAAACTCCGCGTAAGCGTTCCCGGTGACTTCGACACTGGCTTTTCTGTATCTTTTCAATATGCGCGGAGAGTTGGTGCTGTTGAACGGAAGACCGATCGACGCCGGAATAGGTTCCCCGTCAAAGCTGGTGCCACGCTCCAGTTCGTAAACGTAACCGTTTGTGCTACCCAAGAACATTCTTGCCGTTCCTGACGAGTCTTCGCCTTCGAAGGCGCAATTGACCACATGCGAAAACTGCATTGGCATAGCGCCAAGTAAAGTGCCGTTCAAAATTGTCAGGTACACCCCGTAGCCATCGCTGAAGAAGACTCGGTATTGGCCTTTCTCGCGGTTCAAGGTGCTGGCCGTGGCAAGATTTATGCGCGGCTGCATGAACGGACGGATGTTCATCGTCAACGACGCCGGCAAGAAGTTACCGAAATTCAAACTTGTGTTTAGACTGATTACGCCTCGGTCGTCCAACACATACGCCTGGTCCATTGTCTGCGCAGTGTAGGCCACCGCGCCGGTCCCCGTGTTAAATGTGGCCAGGGCAAAGTTAGCAGAGCTGGTGCCGTAAAGAACCGACGTGTCGCGCCGGGTGTACACTGCCAACGCGCCGCTGGATTGGTCGCCTGGCAAAGGCAGCAGGTTGGTGATCGTTGCGTTCATCGCAATCTCACCTGCGCCAAGGATGGGCGACCATTGGAACGGCAGGCCCAGGCCAGAGAACTGCAAGGACGCGCCGAACGACAGGAACAGGTGCTGGCGATGCACAGCGACGTGCTCAGGCTTGTCGTTAGCCATGCCAGTGCTAATCGGCACCAGGGTCGTACCGTCGAACTCCCAGGCGCGATTCTTGCCATCGCAGCTGTACGCCCTGTAGTTAGACACCCCTCCGCCGATATTGCCGATCACGGTCTCTACACGGCCGTCTGGGGCCAGTGTGATGGCGGTCGCCGCGCCTGTGGCGTGGGCTTTTGTTACCCCGCCAACTCGTAGGTGTTCAGGCGCTACAAATGTCCCGGTTGTAGAACTAAGAATCAGCCTGCCCACAGCGTTGCTGGTGGCCCAGCTTCCCGATTCAATAACGACCCTGGCCACCACGCCGGTAGCGCCACTGGTCTGCCCTGTAACCGTGTTGCCGACAAAGATCTCCGCCGTGCCGGTGTTGAACCCCAGCTCAAAGCCAAGGGCCACAACGGTCCATCCGCTGCCGCTGGAAGCGTACATCGCCAGGGCTGTGCCGCCGGCGTTGTTGCGGAACGCGTACACGACGCCGTTGTACAGGAAAACCCCGCGCACCGGCCCTGACCCTGGCACAATAGCGATGTCGCTTCGGTACGAATCCGCTGCCAGGTTGCGGTACGTCGCGTCAGTCAGCCCGTCCGCGACTACACCGATCTGGCTGGTTAGCGTGCCGATTGTCACCGCCGATACTTGAAGAGTTTCGCCGTCAGTAAAATCGCTGCTTTCTTTTGTGACGATAAGATTTTGCCCGTCAATGGCAATGACCACTGCAGTCTGCCCAGAGGTCAGCCCTGTGATCGTGTTGCCTACCGCTACCGTCCCTGAGATCACGCACGCAAAAACGTCGTAGACCGCGTCAGACGGCCTGGGGCGGCCATCAAAGCGTTCGTACCCGGCAATGCGGGTGTAGCCCCCAGTAATGGACGCTTCGAAGTTAGCAGATCTGCGTACAAAGCCAGGGGGCAGGGACAGCGTAGGCGTGACTTGATCCAGTCCACCGCGCAAGCGGATCAGGTCGTACTGCACCCGAGGCATCGACGGCATGGTGGACATCGTTCTCTCCTTAAGCCAGCGGCGGGCCGCTGATTATGTCTGGAAGCAAGTCGATCTCAAGTCGACTCATCAACCGTTTGAATTCTAGTTCGCCGCGCTGGTACACCTCTGGAGCGGATTCGTAACCGGCGTAGAACATCATCGCCCGGTACACGATCATCAGGTGAAAGCGAGGTGGCAGATCCGGCTCTTCTGTGGCCGTAGTGAATTCAGTGGGCTTGCGGTAATACTCCCCGACGATCACATAGGCCTGATCAGGGGTCGCGCCAAAGCCCAGGTTCTTGCTGGGTGGAACGATAGTCACCACAACAGGGCGGGATCTCGTGTTGCGCATGTTGGCGTACTGGTAGAGATTTCGGAACGTGTTCCACTCCATGAAGTTAAGCAGCTGCTCGTCGCCGTAATTGGCGGTCAGGCTGCTTGCCCTGAAGCTGTCTCTTTTCCAGTTTGCAAACGTGGCCCCAACACCGACTTCGGTCGGGGTGTACTGGTACTGCGAAGCCACGGTGTTGAATTGAAGAGGTAGGCGCATGAACTGCCAATCCTCATGCGCCGTCTGTATATCCACCCACGCAGAATTCACCCAGTTGTAAAACCGAAGCGACTCGCCGGTCAACCCGGTGACTGTCGTCAGGTCAGGTCCGGTAACTCCGCACTCTTGCCTGGCTCGGTTTATCAGCTGGAGAAAATTCATTATTCGCGCTCACTCAAGATGTGGTCAAGCCATGCGCGGCCCTTTGGATTTTTGTCGTCAACCACAACAAAAGGGAACACCTGGCCGTGGTTTGCCACCATCGCCCACCTGTCCGGCTCGGACGGGTTCGGCGTAACCTGACGGTAGCGGGTCTCTTTCATTCGAGCCAGCACTTCCAGGTACTTACGCTTGATCGGCACATTCTGGCCGCGCGGAATAATCTGGTTCATGCCGTTGACGTTTATGTGCGCGTACGGTGCGTCGTTTTCGTTGTTACCTGGGTGAATCATCACGACCACCGTTTCTTCCATAAACTTTTCTTCTTTAAGCAGCTGCTTCAAATCCACATTGCCGGTAACGGGCTCAATGCTTCTGCTGTTGTCGATGATTTCAATTCCGCTCGCCATGTCTTTCTCCGTTTATTTTATGTTTGTCTTGCCAAAAAGGACGAGCCGAAGTTTCCTCGCGACTCGTCAAAAAGCCCCTCACCCCCCACAGGGGCGAGGAGCCGACGGCGAGCTTACTGCGCGCTGCCTGGCATTGAGGCGATGTTGGTGTACGTCGCGGTGTTGCCAGTGCCGAGTACCGAGGTGCCCGGAGTAAAGGTCTGACTGGAGCTGGTGCTGACCTTGATCAAACCAAACGGAGTCAGGTTAGAAGCTGGGGCGTTTGGCACCGGGCAAGGGTCGCCAGCTGCTACGATCATACCCTGTGAGGTGGTCACGTTGCCGCTGGTGTCCAGGAACAAACCGAACAAACAAGCCTGGCTGTTACCGAGGGCCGTGTGGCCAGCAGAAAACGCCAAGTTGTCAGTAATCGCTTTGGACTTGAAGATACCGTTGTTGGTAAAGGTTATTGCCGCAGCAATTTTAAAAGTGCCAGCGGTGGTACCAATAACCAGTGCTCCGGAAGTAAGTGACATGAAGCCACTGTTAATCTGTTCAATATTGTAGGACATGCTTGTGTCTCCTTAAGCGGAAATAGTAGGGGTCACCGCAGCAGCGGTGGTCGGCGTAGTCGCGGCGTTGTAGTCAGTTCGCAACTGATTCAACGACGTGGCCAACGCAGCGATGTCGACTTGCATAGCGGCGAGCAGCGGTTGAATCTCACGCGAAGTAAGAATGTCCGGCACTTTAGGCATGCGTTGATTTATGCTTTCGGGCATGTTGATCTCCTCAAATCAAAACAGAGCGCCTCCGAAAAGGCGCTCAGTAGGTTACAGTGCAGTCACACCGGCTTCGATACGGGCCATGAATGCGTCGTTCAGACGCACGCTGGCGAACCATGTCGAGGCTCCCACGTAGCCGAACTGGCCCAGTGGGTTGGCGTGGTTAGTTTGAGAAGCCTTCAGAACGATAGGCTTGATTGAGGACATGCCTTTCAGAGCGACCTGGCCCCATGCGTCTTCACCGATCACCAGGAACGGGTACACGTCGACATTGGCTGCGCCGATAGACAGGCAACCGTTGAGTGTGCCAGAACCGGCGGCAAGGAAAGCCTTCAGCAGCGGAGAGCTGATGAAACGGAAGTCTTCGCACGCACCAATCTCGCGATCGTGGATGGGCTTGAAGCTGCCGTATTCCTCAACACGGGTAAAGCCTGGCAGGTTGCGCACGTCAGCTACCGCGTCAGTGTGGCAGAACACGATGAACGCGGGCTGCACTGCACGGGTGCCGAAGTTGACGCCGGGAGCCAGGCGGCTTGTTACGCGGCGAGCACGGTTGCTCTCCAGCGTACGAGCGGCCTTACGGATCGCGTTCAGGCTGATCGGAGTGTTCAGGCCGGCACGGGTTGTACCGTTGGCATAGATCACTGTGGATCCAGCCTTCAGCACGCCGTAGCGAACCATCTCCATGACTTCTGCCATGGTCTCGCCAGTCAGCTTAATCATCTCGCCGGGGATGTCGTCTTCGTACAGCTGCTCAACTTTAGAGCTGTACTTGAAGAGGATACCGTACTGCTGCAGCTGCACAGTCACATCCTGGAACGTGATGGTGTTGCTGTTCGGCGTTACGCCTTCAGCCAGCACGAAGTTGCTGGCCTCGATGTTGGGCGTGCCAGCGTAGCGCTGAGTGCCTTCAATCGTGGTGCCGGCGGCAGACGCGCCAAACGGCAGCGTACGACGGAAGACCAGCGTGTCAGTGCTGTTCATCGGCATTTCGCGCTGGGTACCGAAGTCGCCCAGAACAGTGATGGGTTGTGCGTGTTCAAGCATTCCTTGCGCTGCGCGTATAAGGTTACGCGATGCGACCGTGCCGTAATTTTGAATTGCCATGGGGCATATCTCCTAAGTCAGTTTGTTAAAGGCTTTGCTGCTCGTTTCTCTTTAAGCGCTGCCTTGCCTCGTAGTTCCACAGTTCTTCGGGCGTCATGTTGTCAAGTGTCTTTGACTGACGTGACTCACCGGGCTTCGTTACCACAGCGTTCGAAAGTGTAGCCTTTCGCTGGTTTTTTATTTCAGCAACCGTCGTTGTGGTTGGGACCTTTGCAGACTTAAACAGATCAATCACTTTTGCCGCATCAGCGGCTTTCGGACTGTCTATCAGGCTGTACACGTTGACCGGCTGAGAGTTGATCCACTTGACGAAATCTTCGCTGTTGATCGTCTCTTTCCAATCGCTGTGCCGGGTCTCAAGCTTGGCGTATTCGATCGCCTCCATGGCTTCGGTTCTAATCTCTGAAGTGCGCTCTTCGATCAGCTTGTTCAGCTGTTCGCGTGAAACGCCTTGTGAGGGTTGCCCGACCTTGGAGCCGACGTACTCTTCCATCGCCTCAGCCCACTCAGGAAAATCCTGCTTGAGCTGTTCCCACTTCTCCGGGTTTACAGTCGCCTTGGCGAGTTCGTTCTGGGTAGGAGCCGCAAGTTTCTGCTCTTCCCGTTCACGCTGCCAAGCTGCTACACGCCCTTCTGCTGCGCGGACATGATTCTTGAGATCCTCATTCGCCTTCTGCAGGTTGTCTATTCGCTCCAGGAGTTCAGGCGGCACATTCCGAAAAGGGTCTGGCTCTGGCTCTGGTGCGGGTTCAGGCTCTGGTTCTGGTTCGGGAGTCGGCTTTACCGGGTCCTCTACCATCGCTATCGCTTCTTCATCCCACATTTTCTGCACGTCTTCAGTGCTTAGACT